TAAGACTACACCTGCTATCCTTGGAGCAAGACTCTGAGGAACTACAGAAGCAAATGGGCTTCTATGATGACCTTGACTGTGATGAGTACAAGGACTTAGAGTTAGAAGATGTTTCCACTACTGGACAGATTCTTGCCTGCTACCACTTTTTGTCAGTGCTAGAGGCTACAATATAACTATGATGAATACAACACTAGACCCAAGACTACAGAAACTAATTGATATGGGAGAGTCAGGAACTGACATCCTACACGGAGAACTTAAGAACCTTATGTATGAGGCTGAGACAAAGTTGTCAGAGGCTTTGCGGGGAGAAGAGTATGAGTACCTTGAAGGCCGCTTAGACGCTTTTGTAGAAGTATACGCCCTTACATATCAATTAGCGTTTGCTATCAGTGATAGGACTAAGGCTAATGGATAACTTTATTGAGATAGACTTTGATGAATGGTTTGATACCTACAAACCTATCCCTAATAATATAGATAAGAACTCATCCTTTGATGGCCATATGTTTGAGACATATGGAGCAGAGGTAGAGTTTGTAAAGAAAGCACACCCTAATCATATCTGGACCTATGGGGACGGAGACGACGGTGGCACCTATGTATGGAATGGCTGGTCCTTTGTTAATAGGATTGGTTATTTTATTACTGAAGTTCCATTCCCCGAAAATACCACTATTCAGATTATGGTTGGAGAGCCTGACTTGACTTGTGATTTATGCGGTGATATACTTGATGAAGAAGAAACCCACAACTGCGAGGAGACAATAATGAAAGACAACCCAACAAATGAAGTAGAAGATGATGAAGAGATAGACCCTGAACTACTAGGTAGAACTTGGGTGGACTTACGATAATGAACGAATACACAGTAGAACTTATTCACGAACCTAGTGGAGCCCATATGAACTTCGTTATGTTTAGTGATTTAAAAGAAGATGAAGTTCAATTGTCCAAAGAAATTTGGGCAGATATGTCAGTTGTTGTATTGGACTATGTAGAGGGAGAAGAGTAATGGGAGCACGGATTAACTTTGTATTTCAAGACAGTGAGAAGGGCCCTAGAGTAGTTCTCTATAGCCATTGGGGTGAGACTGAATGGCAGCGGGACCTAGCAATGGCCCTGCAGCATTCAAAGCCACGGCTAAATGATTCTGCATATGGTACCCGTATGATTATTAGTTATCTTATGCAAGATTCGATCTTGGATGAGACAGGCTTTGGAATCTATGCAATTGACGGTAATGGGCTGGACCTAGGAGAAACAACAGTCCTCATCGACTTTACTACTAATACTGTTACTGATAAGGTCTCTGTGCCCTTTGATAAATTTATGGACGCTTATCTACCAAGTTTAGTTGAGCAGATCTAAGGAATGGGTCCCTTAGATTAACAGGGTGGGGCGCAGGTTTTCGTAGACTTGCGCTCCCCCTACTTTTTTGATACAATGGAATAGAGGAGACGACTATGGCTTATTCAATAAGACGAACGGCAACCAATAATAAAGAAACAAAAACAGCAGAACAGTTAGGCAGACTCCTTACACAAGATTTTGCGGTAGACTTAGAACGCGTAGGATATTATATGGTAAGAAACCTACCACTTATAAACTATCACAGATTAGAGGTTTTGAGTTTGACAGCAATGGAAGAGTATGATAAACTTATGTTAGAGATGAAAGGACCCGTAAATGGACTTCGCAGATAAAACAGGTGTACTAGGTCAACTATGGATTGACTTCCGAGAGGATGAAAGTTTTAGTGCCTTTATGGATTACAATGACATTGGTGTACCAATGGCATACTATGTGGCAGAAGGTTTGGTAAAAGACCTAACCCCACTAGGTGAACAGTATATTGAGGAAAGCATTGATATGATGTTTAATCTATTAGAGATTACTGAGGCTGAGGTTGATGAGTTAGAGGAACAATCGCTAGGAGCAATCTTGGTTTTTGCTTACAACAAGAAAAATCCTGGGGCTGCAGCAGCAGAGTAACTATCTTATTTCTAATCCCTGGGCTTGACAAAAGCCTGGGGTTGGGGACGTGGCACGTCAAATCATATCAAACCAGACATTTGGTACAAAACCTTCTTTAGAATAAGATTACGATCAAACCTTTATTTTCCCCAGAACTAGATTACGAAGGACAAATTCTTTTCCCCGTACCAAACCTTATACCATATCAAACCTTGTTTGTCAAACCTTCATATCAGGTGTATAATAAAGACATGGCCCCACACCACTTTGCAAAGATGTATCAAAACCCTTCACATCGACACGATGAAGAACATGAATCTATAGGGTTTGATAAAGCAATGGGTGCTCTATGTGGTATGTTGTATAGTGTTGTTACTCTTAAGTGTTTCTTCCCTCCCCGCCCAAAAACGTCGGATGACATTTCTGAAAATAAGATTACGATGGGCGAAAATTTTTCCCCGTACCAGGCGATTTTGCCAGGGGATCAAGATGAAACCCCCAATCCCCTATAGTATATACACTATAACAAACCACTATAAATTATTTCCTGATTTCTAAAACTTTATCAAACCTTTATATATTTTTATAAAGGTTTTCTTTATTTTCTGAGCAAATTCGGACAAAATTATATAGGGTTTTGTACAGCAAATGGGCTTGACAAATACAAAGGTTTGGTATATAATGCCCAAACCCTGTATACAAAGGTTTGACAGATATGTGGATATGTGGTATAAGGGGGATATAAGGTTTGGGGATAGGAGGTTTGGCCGTCAGAAAGATTACGAAGCCCTCTTTAAAAACGCTCTATACTCCACTATCCTCCACTTCACTCCACTTCTACGGTGTCTAATAATATTATCAGTAAGAAATATATGTGGATAAACCTGTGGATAACTATACCAAACCATCATATTGACCTGTGGATAACTATGTGATATGATGGGTATATGAAACTACACTATGGCAAGATGACCTCTAACTATGCAATCGGTATCTATGTTGCTAACTGGGGGTATCCGATCAAACACGAATGGGAAATTGGCCTGTATCTTTTTAAGTGGTATATAGGTATAGACTTCTTTAAGTAAAAAACCACGGTATATAAAGATTACGATACATCCCTTATAGCCTTATTGACCATACGGATCAAGGCCCTACGGGTTATCTTTGAAGCATCAAAGGTCTCTGTGTATCCGCTTTGAGGCATATCCGCCTTATCCAGAAAGTAACCATATCTTTCCCTTAGTGTTTTTAGTACTACTGATTCGACTCTTCTTGCCATATCCCGTTCGAAAAAATGCCAATACTTAATCAGTATCCAACCCTTGGTCCTATGGCTTGCAAACCTTCTTCCTGATATGTCTGATATACCTACCTTGACAGCCTTATGTATAGGGTTATATAGTATGTATAGTACTGCTTCATCCATAGACTCATTATACTTGACATCCCCGCCAAAATTGGATATACTTGATATATGACTAATGAAGAAATCTCAGAGTTATTAAACAAGGAATCCTACCGTGTTTGGGATACTACTAGGGTTATTAAGAACCAGGACTACCACGATGGTTTGGTTAAAGGTTTGAAGATGGCTGCTCAGTATGTAGCCAAACTATGAGACAATGTAGTTCACTAACTAAACAGGGTAAGCCCTGTTCTTTTAAAGTTGAGAAATGGCGTACTGTAGATAAATGTCATATTCACGATCCAAATGGTGTTTTTAGACAACAATTAAAAAATGGCACATCTAGAGAAAAACGAAAACCAACTGTAGGTTCCTGCAACCATACTTGGTATATGCGAGAGCCAGGAATTATGTGTACAAAATGTGGACTAATCTGGGAAAAGGGTATGGATGAGTAGAACAATAGTGTGTCCTGTCTGTAAGAAAGAATGGGACTTTAGGGTAGGCTTTGCTCACGAAAGTCTATACAAGCATATGAAGGTTTGTAAACCATAGTGCCCGTGTAGGGCATAAGGTGGTTTAATGGCCTCTATTTTGCGCCGAACTTTAAAGACTTTTTTGCGCCGACTGGTATAATCATATTATGAATGTATATTGGTTTGGTCGCCATACCGACAAAGATTTAGGATATATATCAGACTTACTTGAAGATTCTGGGTTTTATGGATGGCTTCTACCTTACGCCGTGGGAGTTCCAGATCCGTTTACTAGAATAGCGAGATCTCTTAAAACAAATCAAAAGTTAAAGTATCTGGTTGCAGTTCGGCCATATACTATTTCTCCTCAGTATCTATTGGCAATTTCAAAATCATTAGACCTGATACAAGAAGACAGGGTTAGAATTAATTTTGTTCCTGGTTTAACTGATGGGGAAGAGTCTTTTGGAGGAGTCTTTTCAGATGTTAATGATTCCACATCCTTTGAGGATAGAAAAAAGTTTTTTTGTTCCTACCTTGAAAAGTTTAAAGACTGGGATGTAAAAAAGCCCTATACATATGTTTCTGGAATGAAAGATAGCATTTGCCCAAATATGGACAGTCTTGCAGATGCAAATATTGTTAATTATGGCAGACTGGTAAGTGGTACGCTTGATACTTCAGATAAAACAAAGATATTATTTTTTATTGTTCGTGACATTGAATCATTTAGAACAATAATTAAACATATAAAAGAAAATGGATATAATAATATTATGATTCATGTAAACGGAGATGAACTTTTTGATTTAGCGCTAAAGGTATTTGAAGAGGTAAAAAATATGAAATTAAACGAAAACCTTTTGTGATATAATTATAAATATGAAAGAACTTATCGAAAGCCAAAAAGTGTACTTAGACAAAGATCTTTGGTACATACCTAATTTTTTAACTGAAGAAGAGTCCGCCGAATTAAGGAAACATTGCGATGAGCCTAATGGCTGGTATATAACCTCTCGATCACCTTCAATAAGAAACAAATTTATTGGTATAAAACACGATATTCATCCACAAGGAACCGTGTGTCCTACAAGAGGAATCGATCTAAGTCTAAGTGCAGTATTCCCAACAGATAAAGATGAACAGCACAAAGACCCCATATTTTGGCAAGATGGTGGTCTATTAGATAGACTCTCAATGGCTTTGCCAGATCATTTATTAAAAAACACAACCCTTCAATCTTTTTGGCCATTTAAAGAAGGGGTTGATAAGTATGGTGCATTTGAGTGGCATCATGAAAAAGGGAACCCAGGGCAAATAGATGATGGACTAACAGGGGCGTGGTCTTTATATTTAAATAATGATTTTGTTGGAGGAGAATTGCTATTTAAATATAAGCCAGACATCATTATTAAGCCAGAACCTGGAATGCTTGTCAATATACCAATAACAAAAGAATTTACTCATAAAGTTACCCCTGTAACTTCTGGCATAAGACATACACTTTATGGCATTTGTTATGATAGTTTTGATAGTGATCGGACTATCTCTAGCGGAGACAACTGCTAAATCGTTAATTTGAACTATGATATAATCGATATATGGAAAAACATAAGTGCTTTTTTTGCGATAAAGAAGCGACACATTACGATGTCGTTGTAGATCACGCTGACTATGTTGTCGCTGATGTTTGTTTCCAGCACCTTTCTATGGGCCTTGTATCATAGATGACCAAGAGAATACTTAATGATGGTTCAGAGGCTGAGTCATTTGATAAGCCAGTTGATTTAATTATTCATACTAAATCCCCTGGAAAATGGAAGTTAGTTGACCTGGAAACAGGCGAAGAGTACCTTGGATCTGAAATAGGTACTGATTTTGCAGAAATATTAAGAGAAAAAGTAAAGATAAATAAAATAGGCACTTGGGTAAAGACCAAGGGCAAGCAAATTGACTAAACCCTGACTTTAAGGTATACTGGATATATGAACCAATTTATGGAAAACTATGCCTCATGGGTGCTTGCCGTCATAGGAGTCTCAGGTATATTTTTTGTTGGCCGTAAAAATTTTCTTGGCTGGTACATTCTTTTATTCAATGAAACTTTGTGGATAGTTTATGCTGTTGCTACTAAACAGTATGGGTTTATATTCTCTGCTCTCGCATATGCAGCAGTATATGTTCAATCACATAGACACTGGAAGGCTTTAGATTCAGAAAAGTTATCTTGGAGGAGTTTTGCCAAGTTGGTCTGGGACCGCAATGATTAACATGGAGATTCCTGATCCATTCCAAACCTTTGTAGCCAAGAAGTATGCTAACGCTAAGGGTTTAGTGTATGACTTCTTTGCTAAGGAGTGGTACCTTAAGACTGCTTGCTGTGGTGAAGAATTATATGCCCCGAATAAAAAGACAATGACCAAAATCCGTTTATACCATACAAGAAATGAGTGCACTGGTGGATACTGAACAAACCTTTGATCAAGAGTTTACTGTTGAAGACATTACGAAGGCCATAGTTAATCAGGCTAGGGCTGATGTTAAGTCTAAGTTTGGCAATAAGAAACGGCATAGACAATGAAGAATGAATGTGAAAAGTGTGAAATGCACTACAAGGATCCTTTGTTTTGGGACTATCATCAGACTATGAGTGACTATAAAATATGGTGCACTAAAAAATTATAGTTTATTTTTCAAACTGAGATGGCTCACTAAACATATCCTTTAAAATATATTCATAAACTTCTGGAAATGATTCATCACCTGTAGACAAATATTCAAAATCCATAGTATTTAGATCTGGACTTTTTGTCCATTTTCTGGTTGCCATTCTATGAAATTTTACATCATCTACCTCTGTTCCACCAATATCAAACAAGTTTCCATACATTGTTCTGATTGAAACTTTTGATTGAATAACTGTAGATAGTTTTTGTTTATTTAATTCAATGGGCACATGAATTGCATAATCAAGCGGGTTTTCAATTCCAGCATCTTTTAAAATATTATTTGTATTAATAAGTAATGAAGTATAATAAGAACTTTTTGCATTGTCTGTAAATATTTCTACCTTTTTTTGAAAACTTCCACCGTGATATGTGTTGATCTTATTTATTGGCTTGATGATATAGAAGTCATCATTCATCAGTACAAAATCTTCTGGTATCCTTTTGCAATTAACAATAGTGTTTAAACTGTTTACCACATTTTCATATTTGTCTTGGCTTTGATCAGATTTTATATAATTTCCAACATACCAAGAAGGCTTTCCTCCAACAATCCAGATATTAGGATTATCTGTGTTTTTTACAACTGATCTTATTGAGTACCTTAACTCTTCATTGCTTCCAGGCCTACACAAATATACAAAGTTCATATTATGATTATACCAGTGGTTGACTTTTGATGCTTATTGGTGTATTATAGAATATATGAAAGAACCAAAAATTATGCGAATGGACTGGAAAGCATTAGGATATGAAAGGATTTATGTAGATGGCAAAATCAGATGGGTACCTCAAAAAGATTACCAAGCACCAGAGAACAAAGATACTTCCTCTTAGATGGATAGGTAATCTATGTGGTGAGATTGCTGGCAACAGTGTAGTTAAAGCATTTGCCTTACAAGATCAAGAAAACTTTGGATACCGTTTTAAATTTCATAGTAAGGTTTGGCATTATCTAAATAAGCCTTATTCTTGGTGGGGAACATACTACGAAATAGATTTATAATAATTGGCCCTATCGTCTATCGGTTAGGACAACGCCCTTTCACGGCGTAAAGACGGGTTCGATTCCCGTTGGGGCTACTTGACAGATAGCGTTTAAAAAGGTATAATGGATATATGAGCATAGACGAAATGGCACTAAGAGAAGAAATAGCAAGGGAGATTGAAGCCCTTCCTATTGAACCAGCAGTAACAAATGCACTAGGTATGCGTCTTGCTGCTGCACATATAGCAAGAGGGAAAGATAACTATATGACTAAACTAATGGAAAGAATGGTGGACTTTGAATGATTAATTTATTATTAATAATCCCTGCTTTTATTGCAGGCTATGTAGCGTGTTATTTTATTATGACATATAAGGTTAATCAAGATTAAGCCTCCAGCATACATATTTGATGTAGATGGAACCCTTGCCAATGTAGATCCCTATCTACACCTTGTTCGTGGCTCTAATAGGGACTACGATGCCTTTCATGAGGCTTCTATAGATGCCCTGCCAAACATAGAGGTAGTAGAAATGTTAAACAATGCTGTCTCAGATCAGCGCTCAATCTTAGTGGTTACCTCTCGTAAAGAAAAATATCGTGGTCTAACCTCTATGTGGCTTGCAAAAAATAACATTAGATCCCACGGACTATTTATGAGGGCAGATGATGACAACAGGCCAGACTATGAAGCAAAGAAAGATATGCTTAATAAGATAACTAAACTATGGGATGTTGTTCACGCTGTAGATGATAATCCAAATGTAATAAAGTTGTGGGAAGATCATAATATTCCTACAACAAAGATAGGAACTTGGGACGGTAAAAAGAATTGACTTACACTATAGAGAATGGTATGATTAGTATATGAAAAAATCAAATAATAAAGTATCTCAGCATAAAATCAAAAGAGCAAATAAGAATAAGAAAAGAATACAAGATAAAACTCATCTATCAAAATTTGAGCGTAAGCAGGAATTTATAAGGCAACAAATAATTTCTGGAGCATTGTCAGTAATTAATCCGTAGAAAGGCAGGTTTATTTTATGGTACATCCTGATGATTTAAAGCAAATATCAAAAGATTTAAAAAGATATATTATTAAAGAACATATGAAAACATATTATCACTGGACAGTGGGATTGCTTTCTTTTGTTATTGGAATTCTTTTTGGATTATTAATTAAATAAGGACTAGCACCAGTAGCCAAGTTGGTTAAGGCACCGAACTCATAATTCGGCTATCGTAGGTTCAAGTCCTACCTGGTGTACAATATCTCTGTAACTCAGTGGAAGAGTGACACCCTTCTAAGGTGTAGGTCGTAGGTTCGAATCCTACCAGGGATGCTTTATTTCTTAGGATGCTTTACTTCGTATGGTGCAATTTTAGACTTGATGCGACCATCTTTATATAATCTTACGATCCATCCATCTTTGATCTGAATTGGATTAAAGGCTGTTGCTTTTTTCTTTGGCATAATTAGTCCTTAAATAAACTAGTAATTCGTGTATCTTTTGAATAATCTTTTGCATCTTCTCTTATTGAAGTAAACAAAGATTTTGTGACTGGCACACAATTAGGAACTGGGTTACCATCTGCTCCTGGCTTCATACCTCTTTGTACATAACCTTCCCAGCACGGGTCAGCCTTTCCAATTGATGAGTCATACATAGCCATAGCAACCTCTGAGTCGGTCTCTGAAGAGCATATTGGGCAGTCTGGGCAGTCTACATTAAGTTCTTTGCAGGTCTCACAGTCGCAGCCTTGGTAAGTGCTTGTTGGCATCATTGAATCATCTATCATTATATTAGTATATCATATTAACCAGCAAGCCTATTATGAGTCCTGATCCTGTGGCAGTTGGCACAAACCACCTCACACTTTTCAATTTCTTTCTTTATAGCCTTCCAAGAAAACCCATCGTGGATCATCCTTGATACATTATATTTCTTGTCTCTTATGTGGTCAAAATCTAAAATAATATGGTTGCCGATACCACAGTCTACGCAGCCAGAATCCTCTTTTATCTTAGCAAGCATCTTCTTATACTGCTGCTTATTATAACTTTCCAACTCTTTGTCAGTCATTGATATTATTATACCGCCAAATGTTAGGTCCCACACAGGCAATTCACCTGACTTGCGCCACGGTCTCTATCCAATGGGTAACTAATCCATCACTAAGGTCCTGTGTGGGACTATAATATTATATCAGTTAATTTCCAGAACTTATCTCAGATATTTTTTCTCTAGCAAGGATTAGTGCAGGACCAGACAGTGGTGCATATCCTAGCCTAACTGCATCCTTTGTACAATTTGCTATTGAAAAGGATAGGAACTCTTTAACTGCAGTATTTTTAGGAGTTTTTTCTTTAAAGGCTATGATATAACTAAAGGCAGATAGGTTATATGCTAATGGGTTTGGGTTATTATAATTAGCATTAATAATCCCGTTATCTCCCCGCTGGAAATTACTAAGAAATTGAGATGCTGACTTTGCGCTTGGTTTTATAAATTTCCCTGCTGAGTTTTCTATCAAAGCAACCTTTAAACCAGACGCATAAGATAATTCTGCGTATGTTATTACACCATTCATCTGTCTTGTAAGCATTACAACACCGTGAGATCCTGATCCTGCTTGTGCTGTTATTGGAATTGTTCCTGGGAATGCAGCCTTAAAATCTTTATTTCCTGGCTTTTTCCAAATATTAGGATTCACCGCATTAAAATACTCAGTAAATATTTGAGAGGTTCCTGACCCATCTGCTCTAAATGCAATTTTTAATGGTGTAGATGGAATCTTTGGCTTTATGTTTTTGATAGTATTGTCTTTAACTATTTCTTTATGGTTCCATTTTGTTATCTGTCCCGCAAAAATTTTAGCAAGTGTAGGCTTACTGAGTTGTATTGGCTTATTGTATCCATCAAGACGGTACATTATTGCAATTGGGCCAGCAATGAATGGCACATAAACATATCCCTCTGGTTGTTGCTCACCTGAAGCAAATGGAGTATCACTACCAGCAAAATTTATTATTTTATTGGACAGTTGGTTTCTTCCTGCCCCAGATCCAAGTGATGAATATGTTACTGTATTTCCTGTTGATTTTGCATAAGTGATACGACATGCGTCAAGGTAGTTTGCTATAAAGGAAGATCCACTACCAGTAATTTGATCTGAAGCGGATGCTGATGGAATAAAAATAAATGACGCAGCGAGTGCTGCGATGAGCGATAGTTTAAGTTTCATAGTTATAGTATATCTAACAATTCTATAAAGTTTTGTTATAAGTGGTAAACAAATAAGGAACTTTAGATGAATAATGAGCAGTTTATAGACGACTGCTCAGGTCTATTAGCCACGAAGGTTCAACTCCTGCTAACTCTCTTCTCATAAGAGCATCCGTTGTAAAACCTTTTAAAGTCTCATAGCGGAATGTTATCTATTATACTACTTAATTTTAATAGATTTAGGCTTCTTGTCTTCAGGAACAATTCGTACTACATGAACATGTAGCATGCCATCCTTTAGTTCTGCAGAAGTTACTTCCATATACTCTCCCAAGGCAAAAGATCTTACGAACTTTCTTCCTGCGATACCCTTATGAACTACTTCTGCATCTGTAACCTCAACAATATCACCCTTAATAATGAGTGTTCCATTGTCTACGGACACATCAATATCTTCCTTAGAAAACCCAGCAACAGCCAGTGAAATCTTATATGTATCTTCATCTAGTTTGATAAGATCATATGGAGGATATGATTGTGAGTTTGTTTTATGTGCAGTGTTTAGGCGATTTAACTCTCTGTTAAAGCCAATAAAAAAAGGATCATTGAATAGATCCATAGCATACTTTGTTACCATTTTATTCCCCTTTCAAGCGAATAAGTTAATTCCCCCCTATTGGGCAGGTATAAATATTATAGCATAGAAAAGCAGGCCTGTCAAGTAACAAGCCTGCTAATCTTATTCTATAGATTATAGAGTGTTTGTGTGAGGCTTTGAACCGCCACCGCCACGAGTAGACTTCTTTGCAGGAGCCTTCTTTGCAGCCTTCTTTACTACCTTAGCAGACTTAACTGCCTTATCTACATCTTCTACAGATGGCATTCTGCCAAACGCTGTGTCTGATGGATTGGCTGCTCTCAAAATCACGGGCACGAGTGCACCAAGTAGTGAGTATGCCAATGTCTGTGGATCTGTAACTCCAGATGCATACAACGCTGTTGCTGCTCCAAGAACTGATCTTCCGTATGACGCTAGTACTGCTTTAATTTGTTCATTCATAATTTTCCTCCTAGGATATTATTTTTGTTAGTACTGTAAAGCCAATCCATAGACCAATAATTCCTGCGACTCCCGCAAAAACTGGTGGTGCTGGTACTGGCAATTTGAATGCAGCAAATACAATGCCACACCCAAAACCTGTTAGTGTTGATAATAAAATGTCTTTCATTTCATACCCCTCGCTTGACTATAATGTAAATCACAAAGATCTACAATCTTACTTTCACTACTCGCCCATATCTGTGTGCTTTCGTCTTCACAAAATTCTTCTTCGCATATAAGCAGGTTGAGATTTTTTCTATTTTTAAATATCATTATTACTCTATTCTATCATAGTGTTCTGGCATTACTTTCTTTAATTCTTTGTATGACTCAGAAATTTTCTTCATAGAGTAATAATGTGGATATGCTGTTCCTACAACCCCATATTCGTCAAAATATGCTATCTCAGGCTCAATATCAGTAATAAACTTATTTAAAGACTCCTGAACCTCATCTATATATTGGTAAGCCCAGTCTCTAGAATCTGAGACAAATTTTAGAAATGCCTCTGATGATGGGTCATCTAGTTTATTTTTTTTCTCAGATACCTCTACTAACTTTTCAGATATTATTGTTTTATCTAAGTGCGCCCTTATAACTTCCATTCTACTTTCAGATAGTTTTATGTTTAATGTAACATTTTTAAATATTAACATAAAAAAGAAAATAGTAAAAATAGAAAATGCAACTAATTCAATCATAACTCTTTACCGCCTTCTCTGACTAATAAAACTATTGCTCCGTTATCTTCTAGTGCTTTTTTTGCACGAATCATATATTCTACAGCCTGTTTTCTTTCTTCTCCAGAAAGACTCATAAATTCTTTTTCACTTGCTTTTACTGTTAAGAAATTATCGTGATCAACTATCTGAAGTTGAAAACCTTTTGGCCCTCTAAGTGAACGAAATGCTCGTCTCATTGAATCTGTATACATTTTATTGCTCCGTTGTTAATCTTTGCCAAGTATTTGCCCAGTCTGATTTAGACTTATGCTTAGAAAACTCTTTAGATATTTGCCCACCTTCAAGATAAACTCCACCCCAGATACCCCACTCTTTTTGTGAGACTCCAACAGCAAAGCACATCTTAGACACTGGACACATAGAACAAAGTTTGTCTACTGCAGGTCTTAATAGTTCATCATCTTCATACTTTTCAAAGAATATATTTGTATCATAATCTAAACACAAAGCATCATCTTTCCATTCGTGCTTTGGCATATTAACTCACAAACTTGTCTGGTATATCCCATCCACTCTTAGAAGGTACAAAACGACGCTGTAGATGCCATTTACCATCCACGAATGCCCCTTGTGGGGCTGTTCTACCCTTCTCAGAAGGATAAGAGTTTACTACTGTCCAACCGTCCCACATCAAAGCCTTATTGCTTTTTACAATTGTTTCCATTTGTTCTAATGATTTAATTTGCATTTTGTTCTTTCTGTTAGTATCGGAAAATGCCGTATTCGACATTATTATTTTTTGCTTCATCAACAAGTTTAGAAACCTGTTCTCTTTCTTTACTTAAAAAGGCAAAGTAGTTTATGTCTAAAATGTTTTCTGTAATCCACCAAGGTGGTACAGGCTTGTACTTAATGCTTTTGCCACGAGCCTTAAGGCCTCTTTCTGAGAGATTGGCAAACTCCATAGCCATTGAGTTAATGTTTGCTGGTCCTGCAGAGTAAAGATAAAAATACGGATCATCTTCTTTTAAGGAAGACATCGTTACTGCCATGGCTCTAAGAAAAACCTGGTAGTCATCAAAACCACTAGTTCCTTGAATCCCCACTATCATTTTTCTTCCCATCTCTAAGTTGATCCATTATAAACAGCATCTTATCTAATTGTACCTTATCCATACCCATTGTGTCAACTAGAGTTGCATTGGCTCCGTCTATCTCTGTACCGTGCATTTCTGCACAATAGAAGGTTCCATCCTTAACAAAATAAGCCTTGTTGTCAAAAATAACAACCTTAATATTTGTTTTTTCTTCGTGCTTGCTAGATTGCCTAAGTATTTCTTTTTTATAAAATACTAAATCTGGGATTAATGGAGATATTGTTTCGTGTATATGGCTTTGACTATACCTAAAAGGATTATCTTTTACTGTTTTCTTTTCAAAAGAAATTAAGCGTGTTGTTATAAACATTGCTATCATAGTTAAAACTGAGCCTAAAAAATATTCCATAGTTCCTCCAGAACAATTATACTACCTATCTGAAAGAATAATTCTAATTATTTCTTTTAGAGTTCTCTGGTTTTCTTTGCTTAGTTTTGATATTTCTTCATCATCTAATGCTTTTTTGGTAATATTAACCATAGGATTTTTTTCAGTTACATCTATGTCTAAAAACCCCTCAGCCCATAAAAACATTGTTTCTGTAGAAATATAATCAGACATATCTTTAAATAGTTCAGGACTAACATCTTTTAGTTTATCTGTAAAATTGTAAAGCATCTCACCAGTATCAATATCTACCCCAGAAACCTCAAGTGCTCCACTTAAGATTAACTCTTCAATTCTATCCCCTGCTTCAGACATTGATTCTCCAGTTCATTGTAGAAGGACCTTTCTTGATTAGTTTAAACATATGGTCTTCATACTGCTCTTTTAGTTCTGCATATAAATCTGGATGAACCTGCTGCAACTTATCAGTAATACTATAAAGTACATTTCCTTCATAGTCAATATCAGCCATCTGAATGGCTCCTTGATTTAGCAGATGATCTAGAAGTGCTTGCTTCTTGATATCCATTACTTACCTGACTTTGCTCTTGCCTTCTTCAAAGCCTCAAAATCTTTGACCTTTGTGTCTCCCATATATCCCCACGCATAGCCATCATTGATCATTTTATCGTTAACAGATTCAGTGTCTCCATTAACATACAGCCAACCAAGAATACGGCCATACTTTTCAGACGAGTCCATCTTTTCAGTTTTAATAATAACAGACTTAGCATCCTTTATGTGCTTCTTTAGATACTCTTTAGATTCAAGTCCAAGTGTCTTTTCAGCAAGGTCCTTTGTGCGTGACTCAGGAGTATCAATGCCAGCCAATCTCACACGGGATTGAAACAGAATATCAAACCCTAAATCAATAAGAACATCAATGGTATCTCCATCTACAACATTCTCTACTTTTCTTACATAGTATTCATACATTATTTTCTCCCCCATTTAATTTTATTCCAACCACGCTCATGGAAGTAATAAAGAATTGTTTTAGTTAATACCTCAAAACTTGCAATTGCCCCTGCTGTTACTGGCTCTTTGGTTATAAGCCAAGCAATAGCAAATGTGTCTGCTGTTCCAATTATACGCCAAGTAATTGCTTTTAATGCTGATCTTTGTTTGGTTACATTCATATACCCATTTCCTTACGCTTTTGCGTAGCAGAAATAGCATGGATATCTGCCCCCAAGTCTACTTGCTCAATTTTATATCCTACATCACGACCATATACAATGTTGGTAATGTTAGGTAGTCTTAGTACTAATGCACCATCCATAAATTCATCCTTGGCAATATATTCTTTTACCTGATCAAACTTAAGTGGATCCTTTTCGCTTGTATTGTAGGTATTGCGGACTCCAAGAAGTACTTGGTCAGTTCTCTTGCCAGCCTCCTTATAAAGGGCGTGGTGGCCCTCGTGCCAAGGCTGATACCTACCCAGCATAAGAGTTGTAGGCGCAGACCAATCGTGTAGCCCAAACTTTTTAATAATACGAGATGCCTTTTCTTCAGCATTTTGTTCGTGATTAGTAAAATAAAAATCGGCTTCATCTGGACGCTCAAACATTTTATTTGTATCGTCAAAACGACCCTCAGCAATTGTATCCATAAAAATTAAAATATCTGGCTTACCAAATGCTGCACGAGTTAAGTCTGTAGGACAAACAAAATCCACGATTACTGGTGCTACACCCTGTTTAGAGATTAGTCTTGCCATCTCTCCCATACGACGGGCCTGCTCAATTCTATCATCAGGACTAAACCCCAAATCTGAATTGACTGTTGCACGAACCTCGTCTGCATTAAGATGAATAGCATTAATACGCTCTTTTAGGGCCTTTGCTAATTCTGTTTTGCCAGAACCAGGTAGACCCATAATCTGAATAATCATCTTTATTCCTTAACTAATTTTGCTCGTTCATCAACAATGCTTATCATAAAAGACATCATACTGTTATATCCGTCTGGGATAGCCATAATTTTATTATAGTGGTGGCCACAAAACAAAAGGTCTCCACTTATGCCTGTAACCTTAACTAGGGCCTCAGCATTACATCTATCACATCGATCTAAAGGTGATAGCAGCCATTCTTGCTTTACTTCATCTTTAATCATTGTAAACATTATACTACCGCTTTCTGTTATCAGTGGAATAAAATCCACTACCGTTGAATACTGCTCCTACATTAGAGTATACACGAACCAGTGGTAGATTGCAAGTTTCACAACCATACCCTGGATCGTTGTCTTTAATAGATCTTTCTTTTGTATACCTTTTACCGCAAGGCATACAATCGTATTCGTACAATGCCATAGATTACTTCTTCTTTTTTGCTTTTACTGTCCAGATTGGTGCATTAAGTAAATCTCCGCCCCACTCATAACCAAGCGACTTAACAACAAATCTAATAATTCTAATACGCATTATTTAACGCCCTTTCCAAATTTAGCCCAGACTCTTTCGTGTAGGAAATATCCAAGTGCTTCCCAGCCTATGTAAATGAGAGCACCAAGACTTGCGTACTCCCACTCACCAGTAAACAAATAGATTACCCCAGCAACGCCAACAAGGTGAAAGGTTTCCCAACTTGCTGTTTTTAATAGTGTTCTTTTAGTTGATTCCATTACTGTTCAACTCTTAGCGCTTTGCTTCCACCGCCACCAGAAGACTTCTTTGCAGTGATAGCAGTTGGCGCTGGCTTCTTTGGCTTTGCATCCAACTGGATGTAATCAGAGCGATCATTAATATCAATATTTGAAGCAGATAACTTATTAAGTAATGGAGCATTTTCTTCTCCAGTATAAACTGGACGACCCCAACCAACTACTGCATTAATTAACTTCTTTTTGTTATTCTTAACATATGCACGAGTCTTTTCTACGCACATTCCGCCATTGCGCTGATCTCCCTTGGCAGTTCCTGAAGTATTTCCTTCAATAACTTGGATTGTTCCATCACCATTGTTCTTGATGCAAAGACCAACATGTGAAATACGATTTACACCATCATCTGGGAAATCAAAAAAGATCCAGTCTCCTGGTGTTGGCTCATCATTACGAGCATCTGCCCAACGCTTTTCTTTCTTAAACTGATCTGATGCTGCTACTGTTGATGCAGACTTAGGGAATGATTTTACTCCCGCAGTAAATGCACACCACGAAACGAACGATTGGCACCAAGGTTGAAAGTTAACCTTCATCCATGCACCGTACTTTGTTTCGTTATCTTTAGGGCCTTCAATTGTTCCCAATTCTTTCTTTGCAACCTCAATGATTGCTTCTACTGAACCTTTTGCTGCCATGATATTCCTCCTTGTAGGTATGACAATACTATTATATCACGCTGCCCCACCTGGCCTCGATCCAGGGACATCCGAATTAACAGTTCGGCACTCTACCAACTGAGTTATAGGGCAAGGCAGGCAGTTTTTGTCATACCCAGGACAACTACTTAATTTCTGCTATATGTGCCCCTGTTTGCTGATTGAAGTTTATTATTAACTCTAATCATTTGGCTAAGAGATACTTTTTTAAGAGAGTTTAGATACTCTTGAAAAGTTTTATATGTATTATTTTTAACATATGATGACGATGCAACCACAGTTGCTGTTGAAGTTCCATAGATATCTGTTGCAGAACCGTCGTACTTGGTAACTCTTACTTTTGTAAGGGCAACAAGATCAAGACCAGTTCCTGTATTTGTCGACATTTCAAGTAGATTTTCTGTTGCCAATGCTCCTACGCCAATGACTCCAGGGACACAGGCTGGAAAACCAACGAAATCATTTCTTTCATCATTTCCAGTAGCAATAAATGTAGGAATATTTGTTGCATTTAGTTGTGACACTTGGTTTACAAATGGATTTAAAATTGATGGAGTTGTACATCCAGGATGAATAGATACTACTTTAACCCTATTGATCATCTCTGTACGAACACCAGACTGGCTTATTGATACAGCATCAATACTATACTTTGATGCATTTTTATTTACCCAGTCTAATGCACTAAGAATGGTTGATCCATTTTCTGGCTGACCTGAGTTTCCTAAAGATGTAACATTATGCACTCTAATAAAAACAATCTTAATATTTGGATTAGTTACAAGTGCTGCCTTTACCATTGCATCTCCGTGGTATGTTCCAGAGTTTATATTTGTTGGCCATGGTGCACTTGCTGCTCCCTTGCCCTCCATAAATAGTTCTCCGTTAGGGCAAGACATATTTTCTTTTGGATTTGTTGACTTTACTGTAGTAAAACAAACCTCGTGAATAATTGAATTAAATTTTGCTGAGTTAATTGCAGAATCAATAATCGCTAAAACTTTTTGATCTTCTGCTTGTGCTGGCTGTGTTACTGTGATTAGTAGTACTGCTGATAGTATTGCTAGTAGTGCTTTTTTCATTTTATCTCTTTCTGTTATTGTTATTGTCTGATTTTTAAAACTACTTGGCATGGGTCTCCGCCTTCTTCCCATTCTTTTTCTTCTTCTTCTGTCATAAAAGGATCCGACTCGTGTGTATTGCAGAATGGTTCTGATACCCATCCTCTTTCAATACCGTTTTCAAGCCAGATCTCAAACTCGTCAAAGTCTGATTCCATATTCTGAATATCTTTTAATATCTCTTCAAATTCTTCGCTCATATATAAAGTATATCCTTAAAGGCTAACGATGTCAACTGGGCCCATACAAGATGGGTTAAATTTAATTGCTGCTGATACTGCTTGTTGCACTCTGTTCCTTGCATTTTTTTGCTTATCTGTTGCATATAAAACCCCATAGGCATATTCTGCACCAGAGCCCATAGCAAGATATGGAAGTGTATATTTAGATAAAGACATATCTGCAGAACTGTGTTCATAGATTTCACCACGAACTGCAATGATCAAACCAAGGTCTCCATCTTTAGATGTATCAACCCAGAACTCATTATAAAATTCTTTTAGTTCTTTAATAAATCTGGTTTGCATAAACTTATCTGTATCTTTAATGTTGGGTGGTGTTGGTTTAAAATTATAACGGATTCTTTCTCCGTCCATTGATCCAGCATATCCAATTAAGTATGGACCTATCTTCCAAACCTTTGGGGCATCAAGTGCTAAAATAGTTCCATCATCTGAAGCACCACGATCTCCAGCCATATAAATTTTGTCGTCGTGTTTTACTACAGCAATACAGGTCATGATGAAGCCCTCTCCAGATAGGTGATACTCAAGTATACCATTACCCAGAGAGGGCTGTCAACTACCGTCAATAATGACTAATTAGCCTTTTTATCTACCGTTTTAAACGCATCATTGATCTCTGCCAATGTGAGTTTTCCATCGTCCAAAAAAGCCCTTGCCAGCCTTTCAATGACTGTTGCTACGCCTAATAGTCCTGCTAAGAATACTGCTTGCATTGTGTCAATTCCAACTACTGCTCCAGCACCAAGTACTGATAGGCCAGATGCTGCAAAAACTGCTACGATTCTCATCAAAACATTTGTTAATGCCTTTTGTGGGTGCTCCTTCTTCGGAGGCTCTACTACCTTTTTAGTTGCCATATTTAGTCCTCCTCTCTATTTCTGATTGGACTAGTTAGTATCCATAATGCTGTTGTTGCCATGATTCCATAACCAACAACAGTTTTTGCACTACCGTCCAAAACAACCCAAGCAATAAACATACCAAGAAGGGTCCATGCTTGGTCTACCATATCTTTTAGGATATTCTTTATTATTCTTACCATTTTCTACCTCCTC